CTGTGGCTGGACGAGTATCTTGAGGATGGTGATCTTGTGAGCACTATGCGCTTCCGTCTTGTGACGCGAGACGCTAAGATGTTGCTGACTTTCACCCCTATTGACGGTCATACGCCTTTCGTTGCAGGGTTCCTGAAGGGCGCTGAGACTACATTAGAGCGCGAAGCACCGCTGCTAGATGGAGAGATGGTTCCAGTGACTCAATACAGCCCAGACAAAGACTCTGGCATCGTCTACTTTCACTCTGAGTTCAACCCCTTCGGCGGCTACAACCGTATTGCAAAGGAACTGAAGAACAGTCCAAAGGATGAGATCAAGACTCGCGCCTACGGCATCCCCGTCAAGTCGATGGATGCTATGTTTCCGAAGTTCAATGTAAATGTGCATGTGCTTAAGCATGAGGACTTTCCAGACATTTCAGATAAGAGCAAATACACTCTCTATCAGGTGGTTGACCCCGCAGGTGCTCGTAACTACACAAGCATTTGGGCAGGTGTCACAGGCACAATGTCGGACACCAAAATCTACATTCGCCGTGAATGGCCTGACCTTGATACCTATGGCCCTTGGGCAGTGCGTGGCGACCCTAATTGGAAGTTCGGCCCAGCATCTAAGAAGCTAGGTTATGACGTTAAAGGCTACTGTGAGCTGTTTAGCGACATTGAGAGTGACATTGGGACAACGGCATTTGAGCGTATTGGAGACTCCAGGTTCTTCGCTGCTGAGAATGCAGACAATGCTGACCTCTTCACCTTGTTCTCAGAGCATGACTTTCATTTCGTCCCGTCGCTAGGAGCAAAGGAGGAGCAGGGACTTACGGGGCTAGATGACTGGTTCTACTACAATCCGAACCTCCCTGTTGATGGGGCTAATAGTCCTAGAGTCTTTATACATGAGAGTTGTGGCAACCTGATCTTTGCCATCCTTAACTACGGGGCATTGGGCAAGAAGGACGAGGCACTGAAGGACTTCATTGACTGCCTTCGCTATTTGCGAACAGCGAATGACGGATCAGGGCCAGAGCATTATACCAAGGCATCACTATCACAGAAAGCCCAAGGAGGGGCATACTAATTATGGAGATCAGAACATACATATCAGTTAAGACGCATAAGATTACTCAAGGCATTATCAGAGTCAATGTAAGTTGCGTAGCAAAAGTGGAGGGGCATACGAATGCAAATGAACTTGGATCTGCATTGGCATCCATAGACAGGGCAATGCTCCTGCTCAACGCTAAGGAGTTTTCTGAAAACATGGGGTTTCCGATTCTATCATCTGTCATCACCGCAACTGAACCATCAGGCAGGGTATTCTACGCAGGTAGCGACAAATGTGCTTGGGGAATGTCCGACTGCATTGTTGCGACCTGCGACTACACTTCACGGAAGGACTAAATTATGAAAATACGAAACGAAGCAAATTCTAAGCAATGGTGGGTTGGTAGAGAAATAATATGCGAATGCGGATTTCATGCCGAGATAGCGGCGGGAGACGTGGAATCCAATATTGACTTAAGGTTCGACGCAATGGTGTCAATGATAGATTACAAAAGTGACTGCTCCCGCATAATCACAATCCACCAAGAAGACTAATTATGAAAGAAGACCTAGAATCATGCAAATCGTTGGCTCAACAGCTAACATCACCTGAACAAGAGTTCACTGCTATGCAGGTCGGTAAGATCCGCAAGGCTGTGTGCGACGATTCAGACATGGACGGTAAGTTCATCAAGCCCTCTGGGGTTCTGAAGATCATGGCGTCCTTACGGAAGGAAATGGACATTATCGAGACGGCAACCCCAGAGGTTGTGCAGGTCAAGGTTTTGCACCATCAAACGGGTAATAAGCACTTTCTCTTTGCAATGGACATGGAGACTCGTCGCAAGGTGAAGGTAATCATTCCGTTTCGACAGAAGAATGTGCTCAACACTAAAGGCAAGCGCCTCAAAGTAGAAAGGGGGCTTAAAGATGGACAACACTTCTACCGATACCCAGTCCGAAAGGGCTAAGGCAGCATCCATAGACTACTGGTTGCTGGTCGATAGCATTGATGCGGAGCTATCTGGCCTTCCCTTGAAATACCGAAGCAGCGAGCAAGTCTCTGCCGCATTAGGCGTAGGACGCAAGTGGGTTGATGTGATTCTCTACGAGCGCCGAAAGGCTATGCTTTCAATAAATACCCCGCGTGCTATGATGAGATAATAATTATTATGCCTACTAAATACGACAACGACGAGGCTGAAGTTTACTTTGATGAGGAGTTTGACTACCAGCAGCACAAGGAAACCTTTGATCAAACCGTAGAAGATTTATCGGACTATCAGAAGCGATGTCAGGACTCACGTAGCATCCGAACCTGCCAATGGGACGATCAAGACCCGAATCTAACAAAGACGGGCGACAATGCGTTCCCGTTCAATGGCTCCTCGGACGCTCAGGTGTGGTTGTCACACGGACTGATGAACACGTCCACAGCAATCAACATGAGTGCTCTGCGACGTGCTCAGATTAGGGCATATCCCCGCAAGTCCACCGATATTGAGCGTTCAACGCAAGTGTCGGTTTTTTTGAAGTTTCTACGAGACGCTGGCGTTGATAACTTCTGGCGCGAAGCAGAACTATCAGATAGCTTCTGCAAGGAGAAGGCATTGATGGTCACTTACTACGGGTATCGTCCTGCGCGATTGGTTCCGCATTTGAAGAAGTTCGACCTAGAGGCAATGCAGAAGACGTTCCCTGACGTGAATGAGCTGCAACAAGATCAAGGTGCTGGACTAGAGTTGGCACTAGCTGAGATGCTGGCTGACGAGGATCGTGTAGAGGAAGTCCTAGAGATGTTCAATTCTGTCGAGGGATGGGAGGTCAACAACAAGCGACTGAAGAAGGCACTACGACAGCTACGCAAGGACGGGGTTGCGGAGATTCCAGTTCTCATTGAGGACGAAGGCGCAGCAGAATGTATGACACTAGACCCTGAGTGCGAGTTCTTTACACCACTAGCCACGCAAAACTTTCAAGACGGCAACCGTTGCTGGCTACGCAAGCCAATGACCCCACAGGAGATTCTAAGCCGTGTGCAATCAGAAGGCTGGGACGAGGATTGGGCAGACTTTGCAATTGAGCACAGTCGAGGCGAGAATCGTGGCGTATCAACTAACACCTATGGCGACGAATACCGCGACCTAATTGACGTTGTATTTAGCTATGAGAAGCTGATTGATGAGACGGACGGTGCTCAAGGCATCTATCTGACCATTTGGAGCACAGAGTTCGGAGAGAGCGGCGACGTGCCAGCTTACGCAAAGCGCACATTACTAGCGGGTTGCAAGAAATTCCCGTTTGTCGTCTCAGCACCATACGAAGCCAAGACACTATATTCAGCCCCTACGTGGCCTGAGCAATTGAAGTCCATCCAGAAGTCCAAAAAGGTCTTCCGTGACTCAAACATTGATGAGTCTTCCTACGCCATTTCCCCTTCCGTCATTGTCCCTCCATCTTGGGATCATGGACGACCACAGCCAGGGGCAGTTTATCCAGTTCGCCCAGGACAGCAAGCACCACAGTTCCTAAGCAAAGACTCGCGCTTTGACATTAACGAGCGTCTTGAAGCCAACATTACCCGCGAAGCGCTAGACCAGATGGGGCTAGACCCCGAATCTCCATATGCGCAGGTTCGTCAGCAGCATGACATCAACCGCTTCCTAAGTCATTGGTCAGAGGTTCTGAAGGGCATCTACGAAGCCTATAAGGTTGATGGCCCAGACGAACTGTATTTACGCGTCACAGGCAACCCACAAGCAGTGCAGTTCGTCAAGGACGAGGATGAGCAAGAGATGGACGTGTCCATTAGCTTCAATTCCATCTACGACGATCCAGCACAGCTCAAGGAGCTTCGTGAAACCATCGTATCAGCGGCACAGCTCGACCCTAATGGTCGAATCAACATGGAGGCTGGAATTGACATGATTCTCAACATGACTGACCCAACACTAGCGGATCAGTTGCTACTACCTACCGAGCAAGGGCAGGATAAGATCGTCAAGGAGACTCAAGCTGACATCACCACTATGGCATCTGGTATGGCAGTTGGTGCTCCACAGAATGCGTCACAGCTCCGACTACAGACGGTTGAGCAGTATGTCCAATCCCCAACTGGTGCGGCTAAGATTCAGGGCGACCAAGGATTCCAGTTCTTGCTCAGTGAATACATTAAGCAGCTTCAGTTCCAAGTAGATCAGCAGAAGAACGCTGAGATTGGTCGCATTGGCACAGACCCAGCCACTATGGGCAACATCAACACTCAAGACATCTAATGACTATTGAAGACGTAAAGAAGTTCCTAAAGGACAACCCAGATTTCGGGAAAGCCTTTCACGACCATTTTGAGCAACGCAGGGATGAGCTAATTGCCGTCCCTTGGCTTCAGCACCAGCTAGGATTGGACAAAAAGGCGATTGCATGTGCCGCATTTATCCAAGACGAAATCCTTAACGACTTCGGACTGAAATCAATCAGCCGCAAGCTTTAAATACCAAGCGTGCTAGTATTTATTTAACGCCGAACACCGAGGCGGTATAAAAAAGGTAGATTATGACAGATGAACTAAACGTGGATGTCCCTGATTCCACAACCGAAGATCAGGAGCCTAAGTCAGTAGCGGAGAGAAAGCAAGCATTGCTGGACGAACGCATTGGCCGATTAACTGGAGACGACGGATCGTCCAACGAAACAGAGGAGGAGGAAGTAGAGGTGGAAACACCAGAAACCGACGAGCCTGAATCAGAGGAAACAGAAGACGACTCCACAGAAGAAGAGACAGACGTTCTTTCACAAGCAGACGAAATTGACATTGAGTCGCTATCTGAGCAGGACATTCGTGATATTGCAGAACTCAAGGGCATTGACCTAGAGCCAAAGGGCAACCAGAAATGGGCAGCTAACCGACGCGAGCTTAAAGAAGCTAGAGCGGAGCGTGACGCAGCAATTGCCGCTAAGGATGAGATTCTTGCAGTTCAGAATACCAACACCTCAGAAACGCAACTCAAACAGGCAGAAGCCAATATCAAGCACTGGAATCGCCAACTCGCAATGAGCAGCGAAACACAGTATGATGAGAAAAGCGGCCAAGATGTCAAAGGAGTCACGCACGATGGAAAATTCTACACAGCCGAGGCAGTGTTTCAGTTCCTAGACGTAGAGGAAGGCAAGTTGCCAGAACTCCGTGCAAAGGCAGCAGAAGCAGAAGCAGCTAGAGGCAAGGTAGGAAATCTTGACGAGGTAATTGACGACGTTCGGGAGAAATTAAATCTCGATGGCAATACACTGGAGACTTATGACAAGCTCCTAAGTAACCCAAAATTCGACGTAGTTAAGAATCTTGTCCCTGATTTCGCCGTAGAACTGGTTGAGCTTCTTGGCTTGGCATCCCTGC